GATCACCGCCAAGACCATCCTTGGCCTCTTTTCCGAAAGCGGATCACGCAAGGTCCGCTGCCTAGTCGAGCAAGGCGCTCGCACCGAGTCCGACAACCTGAAGATCGGCAACATCAGCGCGCTCTTCGGGCGGTGAGATTTCCATCACAGCACTGCACAACACGACACGACACCCCACGACACAGCGCCTCACAACACGACATCCGTTTTCCGACGCACCGCGACACGACACTACATAACAAGTCACATCACAACACAACGCCCCAATGATCTTCCATATCACCCAACGGATCAAAAACCCAACCGTCATCGTCGCCAGCCGGACGCAAATCACCGACAGCGTCACGACACGGCAAATCGCCGGAACCATGCACCTTGTCATGCCGCATTCAGCGCGCGAGGTGCTCGCGCTCCAGATGCTCGAACACCAAGTCGAGAAGTTCGCCCCAGCGATCGGCAACGGCGTGCTGATCACCGAGGCCGCACACCAGAAACTCAACGCACCAACATCATTTTGACAGCACGTAACGGGGGCCGCGCACCCGACGATCACGCGGACAAATCGAAACCATTGACCAACTGAAATACTATGAAACTAAGTGAAAAAAAAGGCGGGGACTTTACCCCGCACCCGCAGACCGAAGGAAAAGTAAAGGCCGTGATCGTCGATGTCACGCCACTGAAAAAACAGCAAAGCCAGTACGGCGAGCGCGAGGTCTTCAAGCTCGTTTACGAAAGCGAAGTGCTTAGGGATGACGGAACACCATACCTCATTTGGAGCAGACCATACACACCTTCGATTCATGAAAAATCTAGTTTCCGAAAAGATCTTGAGTCCATTTTGGGCCGAAAACTTACGGCCGCAGAGCGTGATGGATTCGACGCTGAGGATTTGATCGGCATGGGTGTAAAAGTTCTTGTCGATCAAGATGAGCGTGACGGCAAAGTCTTCTCAAATATCAGCAAAATTTGGGCTGATAAAAAAGACAAGGACAACGAGCCACTCAAGCCTACTGGCCAGTACACCCGCGTCCAAGATCGCGACACCCAAAGCTCACCACAGAGCGCACCGGCTGCCTCAGCTAAAGCACCTGCGGACGAGCGCGCTGCATGGCAGAAGGTGATCGTTCACATCGGTAAGCACACAGGCAAAGCCCTGGGCGATGTCGATGAGGAAGGCGTCGAGCTACTGATCCAGAAGTGGCTCCCGAGTGCGCTCAAGTCGAACAAGTCCGAGGACGCATTGCTGATCGCTGCACTCACCGAGGTGCAGGCACTGCTCAGCCCTAGCGACTACTAAAAGTCTCTCAGCCGTAGGTGCGCGCGCTTGGCCCGTCGCGCGTACCGATCCGGCGGATGGCGAGGATTCCAAATCCGACCGCCAAGTCAACGGGCCGCCAATTTCCCACCCAATCTCACCCAATGCTCACCATCGCCGAAAAGATCGCCGCACAGCAGGCCGCGAAACAGGGAAAGCCCCAGCGGCCGCCGGCCGCCTCGATGATCCTCAAGAGGGATACGCCGCCATCGTCGCCAAGCTCACTCCCGTCGCCTCGATCTTTGAGCGCCAGCGTCGGCGAGGCGATCGACATGACGCCGACCAATGCCGACGCGGAGACAGCGACCTGGCACCAAGCACTGAACGCGTACGACTCGATGCTGTGCCTGATGCGGGATCCGTACGAGCCGGAGGTGGTGTGGCTGGCAGTGAGGGCCGATCGCCCGAGTCTGCCGCCGATCCTCATCCATCGTCTGCCGTGGGTCATCTACGACCACCCGAACACACCACGGCACCCGAACGAGCCGTTCTAACCATCTCCGAGCGATTGGCGGCCGAAGCACGCGCCAAACGCGACCAACCATGCCCCGCAGGCCACTGCGAGCGATGCTTCCACTCCTACTGCCGGATCCTGCTGATCGGCTGCTGCATCTGCACCGGCGACATCCAGACCGGCCGCCCAATTCTCCCATCACTAAGACATACCAACCAATGAACGCTACAACCACAACCGAAGCCCTCATCCTCGCTGGTGATGGCTATCACCTCAAGGTCTCGCCCGAGGCTTATGAGAAGAAGGTCGAGCTGCTGAGCAAGGCGTCCACCGTCACGCAGGTGACGAGCATCGAAGAGAGCAGCAACGCTCAATTCCACCTGCGGCGCTGCTCTGAAATGCGGATCCTCATCGAGAAGTCACGCAAGGCCGTGAAAGAACCGGTGCTACTCGTCGGCAAGGCAATCGACAAGGCCGCTGCCGACTTCACTGCCGACATCGATGCCGAAGAGAAGCGACTGAGCCTCATGATCGGCAAGCACGCCGAAGAGGTCGCACGCCTGCAACGGATCAAGGAAGAGGAAGAGCGCCGCGCCTTCGAGGAAGCTCGCGCTGCCCGACTTGCAAAAGAGCAGGCCGAACAAGCCGCTGCCGAGACGCGCACGATCGCTGATGTGCTCGCAGCCAAGCAAGCTGCCGAGGCAAACAAGGCCGCGCTCGATGCCCGCCTGCAAGCGAGTGAGGAACTGGCGACCACACAGCAGGCCTCCGGTGTGAGGTTCGCCTGGGACTTCGAGGTCAGCGACATCGACCTGCTCGCCAAACGCCAACGCGCCTGCGTCGAGATCACACCCCGCCGCAAGGAAATCAAAACGATGATCGACCTTTGGTCGGAGCGACTCACCGACGACAAGCTGATCGAGACCTTCACAGACCTCGGCCTGCGCGTCTTCAAAAAACCCATCATCTCCACCCGCTAACACCATGACACTCGAACACGACATTGCTGAACCAATTCGCCAACGAGCTGACGCCGACACCCAAGAGGACGCGCGCGCACTCAAGGCCAAGGTCGACTACATGCTGACCTGCTACGAGACCACCGTGGTCGACGCAGCCATCGATGGCGTGATGGTCGACATGGCACTCTTCAACTCCCTGCGTAACCAGTTCTCCAAGGACATCGCGGCGTGGAAGAATGAAGGAGGTGCAAGGTGACGCCAAAGCACAGAGCACCAATCGAGAGAATCTTTGAAATTATCAAAATGCTCAAGACTGGAAAGAAGATGAACGCGAGCACACTCGCGACCCATTTCGAGGTCGATCGGAAGACGATCCAAAGAGACATCACATTCGTACGAGACAGACTGAAAATGCCGATTTCTTACAACCCACACACAAACTCAATCGAAACATTATGAGCACATCCGACTTTGAAGACCAATGCCAAGACCTCGACGAGGCATGGGAATGCCCGACCTGCCTGCGGCCGATGCCCGAGGAGCACGACTACGAGTGCGGCACCTGCGAGGCGAAAGCCTCCGAGCACCTGCGCGTCACTACGCTCTGCAAGCTCCTGCGAGCATCACAGGACAGAGAGTCGTCGCTGATCGTCAAAGCCAACAAACTGCTCAAACTGATCGATGCGGCTCTTACTCAGTATGATCTAGGCGGCGAGATTGAACCAGAAACCAGACACGACCTCGCGCTGGCGGTAGATGGGAGGGAGCCATGAGCGACCAATGGGAAACATTCTGTGATGTTGGATACTATCACATGTGGAGACTTCGCCTCAAAACCGAGCGGGGATGGAATGATGGATTTCACATCAACACGAAGGCCGAGGCTGAAGGATTATGTGAGCTACTGAACAAACTGGAAGGCGAGATTGAACGCGAGCGCGCACTTGCAAACGAAGCTATTGCAACTTGGAAAAAGACAAGAGAAGAGCGCGACACAGCACAGCAAGCTCTGTTCTCATCTGAAGAAGATTACGAAAAAGCCATCGAGCAACGCGACAGGCTGGCGTATGCTTTATTCATGTGTCGAAAAGAACTAGTCGATGTGTTGGATGACATCAACAAAGAGCGCGTTCCGCATGATGGAGATGACTTCCATGAAGCATTAAGGATTTCCAAAGAAGCCCTCGCCGCCGTGAAAGGAGGGAGCGATGAGTGACATTCAAAAAACCATCCAAACCCTGCGTGATTTCAACTTATGGCGCAAGGGTGACGACGCAATGGAACAACCCGATCCGTGGGGAATAGGAGAAGCCATCGACGAAGCGATTGAGGCCATGGAAAAGCTGGGGAGACTAACAGACGCTGCGCTTGCCGTGGTCGATCGCTGGGAAACGCCATTCTGGAAACAGGTGGAACACACCGGAGTTTACATCGCCGCGCTACGCAAAGCGGTCGAGGAAGTGAAAGGAGGCCCGCAGTGAGCGCAGGTAAAGGCGACAGCCCAAGGCCGATCAATGGCGAGATGTTCCGAGACCATTACGACGAGATCTTCAGGAAAGACGCCGACGATATTGTCTGCCCGCATTGCGGCAGCGACAAAGATCCATTCTTCTCACGAATTGAGCCGATGGGGGATTACTGCCCCGACTGCGGAAAAGAACGCGCATGAGCAATAAACCCAAACACACACCCAAGAGCATCACGCTCGGGCTCGTCCTCGCCTACTTCACCGCCGTCAACTGGCTCAGAAACAAACTCAACAAATGAATCCCATCGATCTCGCAAAATCATTCATTCGCCTCTCGAACTATCGAGTCGGCGTGCGTGAAGCAACCTGCCTTTTCCTCTGCATCGGCGGTGCCACTAATACCAGCGTGGCCAAGGCGGCCAAGGAACCCGGCTATGTCGTGCGCAACCGCCTGATCTCGCTGCGCAACAAGCAGCTCATCGAGGTGGTCGAGCGCAAGGACAAGGCGAACATCTACCGCCCAACCCTACGCGGCCAGACAATCATAAACCATGTGCTCGGAAAGGTGCTGTCGTGAGGGAATCGACAATCGAGCGCGCGGTCTGTGACTACGCGCGAAAGCATGGAGTCATGGCCATGAAGTTGGCAGGCCCGAACCAGAAAGGCCAACCCGACCGGATGTTCTTATTCAAGGGTAAGGTCATCTTCATCGAGTTCAAAGCACCCGGCAGGAAGCCAACACCACTCCAAGAGAGGTGGCTGCGCGACCTGCGAACCCAAAAGTTCATCGCCGTGGTCTGCGAGGACGCCGACGACGGCAAGTGGCTCATCGATCAAATCTTTCTCACTAAATGACCGAAACCTTCAAGCCCTTCGCCTATCAGCCAGCAATGGTCGAGCACCTCGTGAACAACGAGCGTGCCGCCCTCTTTGTCCCGCCGGGCAAGGGTAAGACGGTGGTGACGCTGGCCGCTCTCGATCAGCTCGCCACCATCGGTCAGATGCGCGGTGCTCTCATCGTCGCACCACTGCGCGTCTGCTCGATCACATGGCCTGCGCAAGTCGCGCGCTGGCGGCACTCGTCGTGGATGAAGGTCGCTAACCTGCGCACCAAGGACGGGCTCGACGCCTGGCATGAAGGCACAGCCGACATCTACCTGATCAACTCAGAGATGCTACCGACCCGCCTACCAGAGATGTTTCCGAAAGGCTCGCGCCATTGCCCAGTCGACACGCTGGTGATCGACGAGCTGAGCCTCGCCAAGAACCCGACCAGCAAGCGATTCAAGGCGCTGCGAGCGCACCTGCCGAAGTTCAAGCGCCGCATCGGTCTGACCGGCACGCCAGTCCCCAACAACTACCTCGACCTGTTCGCTCAGATCCGTCTCCTCGATGATGGCGAGTGCCTCGGCACTGCATTCTCGAAATTCAAGGACGAGTGGTTCTACGCCGCCGACTACATGGGCTACACATGGAAGCTGAGGCAAGGCGGCAAGGAAGAGATCGACGCGAAGCTCTCCGACATCTGCCTCGTGCTGATGGGCGACGGCCATGAGCTCCCAGCATCCAGCATCATCGATGTGCCGGTGGTGCTCCCGCCGCCGGTCAAGACCAAGTACCGCGCGCTCCAGAAAGACCTCCTCGTCCAACTCGAACGCGGTGAGGTGGTGGCACTGACCGCAGCCACCCTTTGCAACAAGCTCCTCCAGTTCACATCTGGCGCTGTTTACGACGAGCACCGCGCCGTGCATGAGGTCCACGCCGCGAAGCTCGACGCCCTGCGCACCATTCGATCCCGCCACAATGGCGAACCGATCCTCGTGCTCTGCGCGTTCAAACACGAGTCCGAGCGCGTGCTCAAGGCTATTGCCGGCGCTCGCATGTTTGACGAGCGGGACTTACCGCAATGGCAAGCCGGGGAGATCATGACATGGGTGGCGGACCCGCGATCACTTTCCCACGGCATCGACGGCATGCAGGCATCCTGCCGGATCGCCGTCTGGGTCTCGCTCACCTACTCCAACGAGACCTACATCCAGACCAACGCGCGCCTGATCCGCACCGGACAGGCAGCCGAGACGCTCATCTACCGACTGATCTGCCCTGGCACGATCGATGACGCAGTCGCCGAAGCACTTCGCGACAAGTCCGACACCCAAAGCGGCATGCTCGCCGCTATCAACGCTCTCCAACAACTGAACAAATCATGACCACTACTACCGAAGCACCTACCAAGATCGACCTTTATGACTCAGCCGAGGCACGCAGCCCAGCCGGATCACTCACCCTCGCAGACCTCATCGACGCCATCCGCTCGGATGAGTTCCAAAATCAAGTACTCGAGCTGCGGGCGATGCTCGCCGCCAATGACGAGGATGGATACGCGAAAGCCAAGCGCATGCTGCAAGCAGTCAGCATCTCGGGCGAAGTCACCCGTGGCGCACGCAAGGCCGCAATCTCCGAAGGCCGCTTTGCCCACTCCGGCTTCCTCCAACTCGACTTCGACGCGAAAGACAATGTCGGGTGGACGGTCGAAGAGATCCGCGAAATCCTTCAAGCCGATCCGCGAGTGGTCGCCGCCTTCCGCTCACCAAGTGGCGATGGCGTCAAGGCCGTGGCGCGGATCCCGCAATGCCAAACGCCAGAGCAACACAAGGCCGCTTTCATCCTCGCCGAGACCGAGTACGCCAAAGCCCACCTCACCATCGACACCGCATGCAAAGACCCCGGCCGCCTTTGCTTCGTGAGCTGGGATCCCGAGGCATGGGTCGACCTGAGCCGCACCGCTATGTTCGATCCCGGCGAGGTGGTGGCTGAAAGCCAACCGCTGCTCAAGCCAGTCCACTCAAATTCACCTGGCAGACTGATCCTGCGCGACAAGCACGGGCCATTCCCCGAACCACCCCACAGCGGCATCCACACATGGCTCATGCAGGCCGCATGGTGGTGCCGACTCAACGACATGACCGAGCACGAGACCGTCGAGCGCCTCCGCTCGTATGATGGCAGCCTGCGCCGTAGCCTGCAACCGACCGAGGCCGTCGACGCTGCACGCGCGGTCTTCTCATCCCAACTCAACAATCCCGACTGGCAGATCGAGCAGCGGGTCGCCGCGATGCTCAACCCACCCGCAGGATCCACTGGCAAGTCATTCGCCCCCGAGGATGTCTTCTACGACGCGCCATCGGGCAAGTACCTCATCCGACAAGGCAACGGCTACGCGATCCACAGCAAGCGAGGTCCGGTGGTCACTGGTATCACCCGCCACCTCGCAGGTGAATATGAGTCGGCCAAGGAGCTGACCGCAGCCGTCAAGGCAGCCATCGACGACCGCGAGATCGATGGTGCAGTCCAATGGTCGGGTGTCATCGCCGGCCACCGACAAGGGATCATGCTCGACAACAACGGGCAGCAGATCCTTATCACCGGCGAACCGATCCTGCCCCAACCTGCAGAAGGCGACACTCCACTCATCGACAGCATCATCTCCCAGGCATTCCCCAATGACACCGCGATGGATGTCTTCATCTCATGGCTCTCCGGCCGCTACAAAGCCGTCCGCAGCTACACCCACATCCCCGCGCCGATGATGGTGCTCGCCGGTGAAATCAACTCCGGCAAGTCATTGCTCGCATGGACAGTCGCCCAACTCCTCGGTGGGCGCACCGCCAACCCCTACGAGGCATGGTCGGGAGGGATCCTTTGGAATGACGACCTTGTCGGGTCCGAGTTTCTCCTGATCGACGACTGCACTGGCCACACCGACATCCGCGCCCGACGCGCCTTCGGGGCCGCCTTCAAGGGATCCATCTACCCGCACATGATCCAGCTCCGCAAGCGCCACTCATCGTCGATCAGCGTGCGCCCAGTCTGGTGCTGCATGCTCTGCTGCAACGACACCCCCGAGGCACTCCAGATCATCCCGCCGCTCGATGCCGATGTCGCCGACAAGATCGCTATCCTGCATGTCCATCGCATCGCCCTGCCGATCGACACCAGCACCCCCGAAGGCAAGAAGCAACTGCAGATCGCCATCCGCCAAGAACTGCCTGCCCTCGCCGATCGCCTCATGCAGTGGGAGGTGCCAACCCACCTGCACGACACCCGCTCCGGTGTCATCGCATGGCGTGACCCCGAACTCGTCGACTGGGTCGACTCCCACTCGCCAGCACGCCGCCTCGAGGAGCTGCTCGAGATCGCCATCGAGGACATGGGACTCTGGCACGACCTGCCTGCCGAACTCACCGCGCTCGATGTCGAAGCTCGCCTCACCAACACACACAGCAAGGTGCGCGACCAAGCTAAGGCGCTCTTCTCATGGCACGGCGCATGTGGCTCTGCCCTCTCGAGATTGGCGAAAATGGACAGGGGACAGGTCAAACTTGGGACACCTGACATTCACAAGAAAATCAACCGCTACATCATCACAGGTGAAAAAAGTTAGAAACTTAACCCCGCAGACCCCGCAGGGGTGGCGTTTTGCGGGTACTGCGGGGTCATGTTTTATACTTTTACACGCGAGAAAATATATAAAGGAAACCCCACAACCAAACAGAGAAGTTAGAAACTAGACCCCGCAGACCCCGCAGGCCTCGAACAATGAAAAATCATCGCTCACGGCGCTAAAATGAAATTTTGAGGCAACTAACATTGCCACGATCCTCCAATAGATTGAAATGACATCAAATCCGCCATGAGCGACGAAGATCCATACACCATGCGCCAAGATCGCGAGGATGCTCGTTACGCAAAAGAGTATCAAGCATGGATCGCCAGCCTCTCGCCCGAAGAGCGAAGGAAGGTCGCCAGCATGGGGATCGACAAACCCGACCTCGCACGCTCCTCGAATGGCGTCGGCCTCTCACGCGACGCGGCGGAGAGCTCAACCGCATCAACTTGGGATCCCGCCCTCGGCGACATCGAAGTCGCCAACGCTTACGCCGAGTCCTCGACCGAGTACACCATGGAGGTCATCCGAAAGTTCCTCCATGAGCTCGCCCGCCAACGCAACCCATCGCTCACCATCGAATGCTACATGCTCGTCACCGGCGTCGCCTACTCTGGCGATTCCATGACCGACATTGCAAAGCGCTACGGATTGACCAGAGCGGCAGTAAGCAAACGCTGCATCGAGCTCGCCGACATGCTCGGCATCCATGCCAGCCGTGCCATGAAGTCAGAAGATGCCCGCAAGGCTTACAGTACGGCCCGAAAGAAAAGCCTCCAAAAATCTAAGATATGAAAATGGAAATCGTTACAGAAACCCTAGCCGCCAACCCGACATTGCCGGGATTTGAGTCGGAATCCGCCGTTGTCACCGAGGTCGGCATCATGTTCGGGGAAACCCCACCCACCGACTCCGAGATCGAGGACATCATGCTCAAGGCAGTCCGCATCCGCAACTCAGCCAACTGGGTCATTGGCGATGCCATCAACTTCCTTTCCACCTTACCCGGAGGAGAGCAGTACACCCGCTGGAGCGAGATCACCGGACTGGAGGTCTCAACCCTCCAGAACATCGCCACGGTCGCCCGCAAGGTAGGATTGGCCAACCGCAAGGCCGTGCTGAAGTTCGAGCACCATAAGGCAGTCGCAGCCCTACCATCGCACGATCAGGACATGTGGCTCAACACCGCCATCAAGAACAAGCTCAGCCGGGACAAGCTCCGCAAGTCGATCCTCCTCGGCCGCGTCGCTACCGACGACGACATGCTCAAGCCGGTAGGTGGTGGCATCGACACCGCAGGTGCTCATGTGGCTCGACTCATGGCCTTCGAGCGCAAGCTCGGGGAGGATGGATGGTTCGAGTGGGCGCCGCCCCACAACCTCTACGCCCTGCACCGAGATATGATGCCAGCCATCAAATTCCACACACGGATCCTCAAGGCGATCGCCAATGCCGGCGACCTCACCATGGCCTCCGAGGTCAGCCGACAGCTCACCGAGTTCACCGAAGCAATCGACTCACTCAAATGACCCAGACCACACAAGATACAGGCATGGGGGTGGGGGTAAGGAGTCTCCTTGGAGGGGGGTCCGAGGGCGCGGCTTTGCGGACCTACATTGAAAAAATGTGAAAAAACTCTTTTTAGGGTGCCACCAGACCCTCTTTTGACCCATGTCAACGCCCACCAAGGAAAAGCACCAAACACCAGATATTGTACCAACTGTGGTCGATCTGGCGGAGGTTTTAGGGACTACCCGCAAGACATTGAATGTTTGGCGGAAGCTCGACGGGGCTCCGAGGCCGCGCCCGAATGGTGGTCACTCGGTGACGGAGTGGCGCAACTTCATTTCATCGCGCGGACTCGGATCGCAGACACTTGGATCCCGCGAAGAGCAGTTGATGGATAGCGAGGCGCTGCGGGCTCGGAAGCTACTGGCCGATGTCGAGGATCGCGAGCTCAAGGTGCTGGTTCGCAAGGGGCAATTTGTCCCGATCGACGCGGTGCGTGAGCGGTGGTTCTATCACATCGGACAGGCAAACGCCCTGCTTCGGAACAAGCTCGAAAACGAATTGCCGCCGCTGCTGGTCGGCAGAGATGCGGTCGACATCCGCAAAGAAATGGCCAGGGTGGTCGATGAGTACATCGCGATCATGAACTCTGGCGATCAAAAGAAGATCCCAAAACTTGAAACCAGAGGACGAAAGAAATCCGACGACTGACCTGCTCGATGAGATCCTGCGCTCTGGGCATGTGATCACCGATCGCCGCCCGCCGTGGCAGTGGTGCGAGGATCACATCGAGTCGATTCCGTACTCGCCGGTACCCGGTGGGTTCCAATCGGGCAACTCTCCATGGATCCGCGAACCATTGGAGGCACTGGCAGATCCGTCGGTGTCGCTGGTTTCGATCATCGCGGCGATTCAGGCGGGCAAAACCATGACCGCCGAGCTTGGATCCTGCTGGATCGCGGCGAACGCGCCCGGACCGATGCTCTGGCTCGACCAGACAGACTCCGACGCAAAAGATCAGATGGAAAACCGTCTGCAGGTGCTCTGGAAGCAATGCGCGCCGATTCGCGAAATCCTCCCGCGCCAGCAAGGGACCGAAAGGCACAAGCTCAAGCGCAACTCGGTCGCATTTCTCAACGGCATGACCGGCTGGGTGCTCGGTGCTCACTCCAAGACCAACCTACAAAGGAGATCGATCCGCTGGTTGATCGGCGATGAGACCTGGCGCTGGCCATCCGGTCACATGGCCGAGGCCGAGGCACGGGTCACTGCCTTCGGGTGGCTGGGCAAAAGGTTCTTCGTGTCGCAGGCCGGTGAGGTCGACGACGACACCGATCGGAAATTTCGATCGACCGACCAGCGTGAATGGTGCTGGCGATGCCCGAGCTGCAAGACGACGCAGCCATGGAAATGGGAAAACATCGAGTGGTCGAAGGATTGCCGCCTCGAAGATGGCGCGTGGGATTACGAGCGGGTCCGCGAGACCACCGAAATGTTCTGCGAGTGTGGCACCCGATTTCCCGATACCGACCGATCACGGCGTGAGCTCAACAACCCTATGAACGGCGCGCGTTATGTCTCCCAGAACCCCGGAGCAGCGAAGTCGAATGTCGGCTTCCATTGGAATGGCCTCTGCGCGGGATCATGGGGCAACCTCGCCGAGATTTACCTTCGAGCGAAGTCATCGGCACGCACCGGCGACATGGAGCAGTTGAAAATCTTCTGGCAGAAGCGTCTCGCTCTTCCGTTCACCGAATACACCGAGGATTTCTCGATCAAGATCACCGACAGCACCTACGCGCGCGGCGATTTGGCGTGGGAAAAGGAAGGCGCGATCATCGGTGGCAAGATCCGGGTGCCGGATGAGGACGACGACCCGCCGGTTCGGCTGCGCGTGATGACCGTCGATGTCCAGATGGATCACTTTTGGTACCTCATAACCCAATGGAGCCCCGATGGATCCAGCCGCCGGATCGACTGGGGCACGGCCCACACCTGGGAAGAATTGCTCGAACAGCAGGAAAAGTACCGCGTTTCATCCTCCCTCGTCGGCGTCGATGCTGGTTTCAACTCCTACGAGGTCTATCAGCGATGCGCCGAGCATGGCTGGGTCGCCTTGATGGGTGACAGGAAGGCCACATGGACTCACCGACTAAAGCAACGCCTCGGCGTCGGCGTCCGGGTCAAGTCACTCGACCGATTCTATTCCCCGAAGCGCTCGATCAACTGCTCGGCAGGCAAAGTCGCCCAGATGTTCTACTGGTCGAACCTCAACATCAAAGACGCCCT